TCCTCCAATGCAGCGCGAGCGATCTTTTGCGTTTGTCTCCAGTCGAGATCGTGCCAAGCAATGCGCTGCATCTCGTATTCAAGTTCTTTGATCCGCGCGGCCTGCTGGTCGATAAGGTCGGCGGCTTTACCGAGAATCCAATCGCCCCACAGATCGCCAATGCTGTTGACTTCGCCATCACGCTTTTGCCGCAGCGCGCGCGGCATGTCTCCGTGGTCCATCACTCGTTCTCCACTTTGATGAACGGGAATGCTGCGCGGATATTACGTCCGGTAGCGTCTGGATGAATGGGATACGACCGCCGTATTGCCTGATGCCACTCCCCTTGCGTCAGCACCACGTCAGCCCGTGGCCGGTGCGTTTCATAGGCGGCGATGGCGGCGTCTGCGGCGTTTTCCAGCAGGGTTTGCAAGAAATCATCGCCCAGCATCTGCTCGGCTATTGCTGTGGTCACAGCCTGCCGGAGTCCTTCGCGGTCGTTCATTGGTCGCCCTCCGGCAACGGCGGCAGCGCCATCCAATGCGTCGGATTGTTCAGCCCTTCCATGTCGTAGCAACACGCCTGCCAGACCAGATGCCCGTTGTACTGAAGGGCTTGCACCACGCATGGCGTCTCGCCTAACTCATAGGCCAAGATCGGCGTGCCATCGGTCGGCGCGGTTTTGATTGAGTGCCATCTGTTCATTGCTTGCCCTTCCACTTCACCAAAATCGTGATGCCGGCGACCGCAGCAGCAAGCCAAACACCAACCAATGCGGCGAGCACAAAGTCAGTAGGCCCGAAAAGCGCAATCAGTCCGACGCCAAGCGGTATTCCGGCGAGGAAGCCACCGCAGATCGAGAACAATGCAAAAGCGAATCTGTCGCTCATCGTTATTCCTCCGGATCGAGTGTCATCACGGGCCAAGTTGGCGCGTCTCGTTGAATAAATGAGACGCCAACTCCGTTTTGCGTCTGAACAATGCAATTCGTCATTGAAAGCATCCCAACACAGTCCGCATGGACTCCTGGATCATCGCCTCCCGCGACGATCTTGCAGTTCATGATCTTGATCCCCCGCAGCGTCAGGCCATCGACAACGAGAATGTCGTCGATGATCTGCTGCCGGACCGGCACCAGCAGGCCAGACGGGCGGGCCTCGACCGGGCCGGCAAGCGCGGCGGCGCCGAATAGGGATAGGAATCCTCGGCGGTTCGCGTTCATGGCGCAGCCTCGGCCATCATGTCGGGCATCCACGATGATGGTCCTTCTGGCATCGACCCTGGCTTTGACGAGGCAATCATCCGGAGAGCTCCCACCAACTGCGCCTCGTCGAGACATGCGGCCAGCAGATGTTGCGTCGGTCCCGGCTGCGCGATCCACTGCCGGGCAAAGGCCAGCAACACATCATGGCTGTCATCGGCCGGCTTTGGTGGGTAGAGGTCGCGGTAGATCTCACTCATCGACTTCGGCTTGATGTTCCGCCCGGCGGAATAGTTCGCGTAGGCCCTGACATCGCGGTTCGGCACCGTCCAGATCTGCCCGGTATCGTCGTCGATGATCACAAACATCAGATCGTGTTCGATGCTGTAGTCGATGATCGCGATGCACTCGCCGGAAGCCTTGTCGGACCGGAGCGGAATCGTGGGGTTGAGCTGGGTGATCAATGGACGCGCTCCTGAATTGGGTTGTCCTTCAACAGCCGCGCCTCATCGCGCATGGCCTGGGCGAAGATCAGCGTCATCGCGAGGGTCTGGGTCTGGTCGCCACCGTGGCAGAGCGCCGCCGTGACCCGTGCGAGAGCCCGCAGGATCTCAGACGCATCAACGACCGGCCCCTCCGGCAACCCGCGATCGGTCGCATGCGTCGAGGACCAGTCGCGGATCGCGCGGACCAGATGACAGTGCAGGCAATCCTCGTTCATTGCTCGACCTCCTGCGGCAGTTCATCAATTTCGCGGGCTTGCAGCTTCCATGCGTCGATGTTCCCCGCCAGTGCATGCCGTTGGTCCTTCGTGAGACGGCTCCAGAATGCCTTCAGCACCGCGGTGCCACGGTCGGCGGCATCCTGGCCCTCCTGCGCCAGGTGAAGGAGGTGCGCGGCGTTGGCGGCGGGCTGCATCGCGTCGTGCAGTATGTACTCCTGCTGATCCGCATCGGGCTTCGGTGCCTCGCCTCGAGCCCATGCGGCGAGCATCTCGCCATGGCGCTCGCTGATCTGCTCGCCGTGCTTGAACATCTCCCGGTGCGACCCTTCCATCTTGAAGGACCGCTGGTCTGACAGGTCGATGATCCCTTTGCGCTCCATGTCCAGGCGAAACGACAAGGTGACCTCATAGGGAAAGTGAGAGTTGCAGACTGATTTGAAGATCTTGGTCGGCTTATCGCCGGAGCTCTCCCCTGGCTTTACCGTTTCCTCGCCGCGGATCGAAAAGATGATCGGGATCCGGCGTTGAAGCAGGCTGTAGACCATGCTTTTGTGCGCCTGTTTTGGCTTGATCCATGAGGCCATCTTCATGCGCTCGGCTTTGCGAAAATCGCCTCCGGACATGCGCTCAAGCTCGGCGGCTTGCCAGTCAAGAACGCCACCAAGCCCGACCCATTCCATGCTAAACGAATCGATCACAAGACATGCATAGCCAGCGTCCTCTGCCGATCTCGCGGCGTCGGCAAAACGATCCGGCCTGAACGGCGGATCCATGAGCGAAATATCAAAGTCAAAGTCGCGCTTGAGGTGCAGCATTCGGCCGCCCTCGGTGTCAATGACGGCAATCGTGCCTTTTGGCCCTGCTATTCCGCGGGCAAGGCGAAGCGAACTGAATGACTTCCCACTGTTGGTCCCACCCGTCAAAGAAATGAACAAGCCAGATCGCTCATTGTAGGTTGCTGCCGGTTTGAATGAGAAATTCATGATACCCTCGCAAAACTGCCGAAGTATGCACGGGCGGCAGAGTTATAGGCCGCTTGCGCTTCCTCTACTGTGTCAAACGTTCCAAGAGATTTGTTCTTCCGATTAACACCAATGATCGCGCGGAACCTGCCACTGCAGGGTCTGTAAAATACGCCTTTCGGTAAGGTCTTTTTTCTCCACCCTGGGCTGTTCCGAGTGTTCTCAACGTGCGCGCAGCGCCGCAAATTCCGAAGCCGATTGTTCGACCGGTCAAGGTCTACATGGTCAATGTCCGATGGCTCTTCATCAAACATCCATTTCCAAATCAGACGATGCGCGAGGTAAGATTGCCGCGCGATACGGACTTCGACGTATCCCGCAGAGTCTCTGGTTCCAGCCAACGCTCCGGGCCAGCGCCGAAGCCATTGTGGTCTCATCCCAGAGCGGGCTTTCCATCGAAGGGTGCCTACATCCGGGTCATAATCAAACATGGCGCGCAGGTCTTCCTGCGACGGCAAAGGAAGCCGTTTGCGCCCCCAGCACCCTGGTGCCATCACACAGCCTCCACAATGGTCTTCGGCACCCGCGGAGGAACCCACGGCGACAGCATCAAGAACGGATCAGCGCCGAGTGACAGCAGATCCTCATCGGCCGTTTCGCGCGCCAGCCACTGGTTCTCGGCCCAGTTGGGATAATCCGGACGGATGATGTGATTTGGGTAGCCCGGCCAGACGTTGTCGCGCAGGCAACGGGCCCAGAGGCCGAACGCCGCCGCAGCCTTCTTGCGCCCGATGGCGAGACCGGCCGCGTCGAGTTCCGCGATCGTAATCAGGTGAGGCGCGGAGGTTTCGACGAAGATCCACCGGAACGTCAACTTCCCGGCGAGTTCAGGCCGCAGCGCCAGGATGCCGCGCTCGTAGTGCGCTGCGCTCACGTCGTAGCCCATGGATACGATCCGCTGGGCAATGGCATGCGGTGCGACCGACACACTCGATGTCTTGATGTCCCACAAAATCGCCGAGTCACCGCGATCCTCCAGCCAATCGACCATCAGCCGGCCATACGGGCCCGTCTCGTCCCGCCAGATCCCGACGACCTCGGCCGCGCCGTCGACCCCGAACCCAGCGCAGTCGTCAACCTTGTCCAGCTGGTCGCTGACGGCGGCTGCGGTGTCGGCTGCGGTCTTCATGTCGGCGCGCAGGATTGGCTGCTTGGCGGCGGCATAGGCCGCGTCACGCGCCTCTTTCGCGGCCTTGCTGCGGTAGTCTTCCGCATCAATCGGCACGACCTCAGCGCCGCAGCCCAGCAGCAGCTTGTGGACGACGGTGCCGACCTCCATCGCACGGGTGTTGTCGCGGTCCCCGTGACCGCCACCGAGGCGCGGGTGAGCATGCCAAGCGTGGCGCGGCGACTGCTCAAGGAGGATCTTTGCCACAGACGACGACAGCGACGGCTCCGGCGCCGGGTCCGCGTGGTACACGTCCTCAAGGACGCCGAAATGGATACCTGTCTGAAGGGTCATGAACGTCCCCAATGGGTTGGATCCTGGTGCGGGTCGTCCTCGACCTCGGGATCAATCGCAACACCTGCGATGAGCCACGCAGCGAACAGGGCCGCGACGGCGAAGACCGGCGTGAGCATGATCAGGAACACGGCCTCAACCACGGTTTGTCTCCGCGTAGGCGCATGCCGCGATCCAGAGAATGAAGCCCAATGCGTAGGGCCAGACGAGGACGAGGAAGCGGGCGAAGTCGGCGCTCACAGCGCGGCCTCCTTGATCTGGTTCCGCGCGTCCTGCTGCACGTCTGTCAGGCGCTGGTACAGCCCGCCAAGCGTCTGGGTCACGTCCCACACGGTTGCGCCATTGCCGACCGGGTTTGGCCCGGAGAGTTCACCGGACGCCCACCTCAGCAGCAGTTCGTTCAGACGTTCCCATCGGCTGATCTGGCCGTTGAGGAACACGCCGCGCATCCCGATGTCGGGCGTGGCGGCAAGCTGCGCGTCGATGCGTGTGAAGAACGCTGAGACGCGGTCAGTCGGTGGTGAGGGAGGGTGAAACATCGGGTGCTCCAGCGGTGGTGCTGGAACGTACTGTGCCCAATGCGGGCACATCAGTCAAGCCCATATTGGGCACAATCCTCAGGCCCGTGTGTAGCCTTCACATGTGCGTGCGCGCAAGTTCGTCACCTTGGCACCATGCTCTTGACGCGCGCGGCCCATTCCACCGGGGTGTCCAGGATGGGATCGCCGAACTGACCGTAGAGGTGATAGAGCCCACGATTGCGGCTGGGCTTGATTTTCTTGACCAGAACCCGGCCGTCTGGAAGGCCAACGATGCAAAGTGGCCCGATCAAGTCATCGGTCACCGGCCGACGCACGTCGTCGTAAAAAATGATCCAGCCGTCGAAAAATGTTCCAAGTGAACCCCCCCGGATTTGAACCGCAACTGTGGATTCGGTCGTGCCTTCGGGCGCCTCGAGTTGATCTGCAAAATGATCGCCGTCGTAATAGTGCGCCTCTGCCCCAGCGGCCACATAGCCGATCAACGGCACTTGGTCGCGGTCGCTGACGATCTGGCCTGGGTCCACCTCAAATGCGGCGGCAGCTTTCGCGATCCATTCGGAATGGAGCTTCCGACTGCCGTTTTCAAGTTTGACGTAGGTGTCGCGGCTGGTGCCCATCGCCTCACCGGCCCGCTCCTGTGACCAGCCCCGCGCTTTCCTGAACGCTCGAAGATTGTTGCCCATCGTCACCCTGTGCCCCACGCGGGCACGAAAGTCTGTGAACAGACTGGGCTGATGGCGCTTGACGAATGTGCCCATCGTGGGCACAGTGCGAGACATGACCATTGCTGAGTACCTGAAGACCTACGGAATGGACGAGCAGCAGTTTGCCGACCAGAGCGGCGGGCTGTTTTCGGCTGAGGCTGTTCGGAAGTGGCGGTTCGGTGTTCGCCATCCACGGCCTGAGGCGCTGCGGAAGATCGCAGAAATCACTGAAGGTCAGGTTACGCCGAACGATTTTTTATCGATCCAATCTCTCGAGGTTGGTTCGTGAAGTCCTCCCCCCGGAGAGTTGACGTTCTGTCTCTCCGGACACTGGCCGCTGCGCTCAGAGATGCGGGAGCGCAGCGGCTTTTTTCTCAATTGGAGCGATTGAGCGATGTCTGAGCCGGGACACAACGGAATTGCGGCCGACCAGCTGCGGGCTTTTGTCGAGCGGCTGGAGCGGGTGAACGCCGAAATCGCGGAGCGCAACAGCGACAAATCCGAGATCTACGCCGAGGCCAAGGGCGCGGGGTTCGACACCAAGATCATCCGCAAGATCATCGCGCTGCGGACGAAGGACCACGCTGAGCGGAAGGAGGAGGAGGCCGTCATGGAGCTCTACCTCTCCGCGCTTGGCATGTCGTGAGGTCGGGCCGTGGCAGCGATCTCGTTCATCGTCCCTGGCACCCCTGTCCCGTATGCGCGCACGGCTGGAGGCGCGACCACGGCGCGGTTCACGCCGGCAAAGCAGCGCAATGCGATGGGCGTGGTGAAGCTCTTCGCGTCGAGGGCCATGAACGGCCGGGCGCCGCTCGAGGGCCCGATCTGGTTGTCCGTCGAGGCCTACTATCAGGTGCCGAAATCGTGGTCGAAGAAGCAGGCCGACGTGGCTCGCTGGAAGACCTCGCGGCCTGATCTCGACAACATCGTCAAGCTCATCAAGGACAGTTGCAATCAGGTGGTCTGGCAGGACGACAGCCAGGTCGCGGCGATGTCGCTGTCGAAAAGGTACGGCGAGCGCGAGGAGATCCGCGTCCGCATTGAGATCGCGCCCCAATGATCGCCGGGATCCGCATCAACCCCCTGACAGGCCGCGTCGAGCGCGATGGCGTGACCATCCAGTTCAGCGATGCCTTTGAGATGTCCGTGTTCGAACTGGCGTGGTTCCTCTCCCCGCGAGCGTTCACCGTCGAGGAGATGATGCAGCGCATCTTCCGGCGCGAGTGGCGCAAGGAGTGGATGAAGCGGTCTCACGATTACCCGACGAGCCTGCTGTCGCGCGTGAAGAAGAAGGTCGAGCCGCTGGGCCTGACGCTGGTGCGGACAGACGCGGGTGTGCAGCTGCTGGACGCTGCGGTTCTGGCGGATTCGCTGGAGGTCGCGTGAGCGCCTTTTACAACGAGATCGACCCCTACGCCGCGCAATGGCTCCGAAACCTCATCCGAGAAGGGCTGATCCCTGATGGCGAAGTCTGCGAGCGGTCAATTGTCGATCTTCGACCTTCCGACCTTGTCGGCTTCACGCAAGCCCATTTCTTCGCCGGACTTGGCGGATGGAGTGCAGCCTTGCGCCTCGCCGGATGGCCCGACGACCGGCCGATCTGGACCGGCTCCTGCCCGTGTCAGCCGTTCTCGGTCGCCGGCAAAGGAGCCGGTGTCGATGATGCAAGGCATCTGTGGCCCCACTTCCATCGCCTCATCCGTGCCTGCCGGCCCACTGTCGTCATGGGAGAGCAAGTCGCCGCAGCGGCCGGTCGGGCGACCCCCGAACAATTCAGGAGATACGAAGCAGTGCAGAGGATGCGGCGCCGTTCTGCCCTTGTCGATGTTCTCAAGGGCGTCAGGCGCGAAGGATGGCCGTTACTCTCGTTGCAAGACATGTTGCTCGACGGAACAGAGGCTAGCCCGCGAAAATCCGGCGTCGAGGGAGCGCACCTTGGCAATGCACCGGGAATACCGAGCGAAATACCGGAGCAACAGGCGCGGACACTATTTGGTCAAAGAGGCCAAGGCACGGGCGACCAAGGCCGGACTGGCGTTCGCCTTGGACGATTGGCGGGACCACATCCAGCAGAGGGTGGCGAACGGTGTCTGCGAGATGACAGGCATCCCGTTCAATTTCGACGGGGGGCAGACGTGGGACAGCCCGTCGCTGGACAGGATCAATCCGGAGGACGGCTACACGATCGAGAATGTGAGGGTGGTTCTGTTTTCGCTCAACGTGATGATGAACTCATGGGGCGAGGAGAAGGTGCTGGAGGTGGTGGAGGCTTTACAGGCCAAGCAGCGGGCCGAGGCGACGGTGTTGGACAAATGGGAGGCCAACTTGATGACTCGCCTGAGCGCAATTGGCTCGACGGAGTTGTCGATGACTTGGAAACGGCGGGTTACTCCTGCCGGACGGCAAGTGTGGCAGCATGTTCCGTCGACGCCCCGCACATCAGAAGCCGTCTCTACTGGATCGCCGTTGCAGACGTGGCCGACGCCGACCAGTCTGGCGCACGCGAAGGACGGGAACAACGAGGCCGGGAACAACGAGGCCGGGAACTCGGCGGGGCTGGTGGCGATCAGAGAGCATGCGCTGGCGTCGACGTGGAGCACGCCGCGGGCGTCGGACGGGGAGAAGGGCGGCCCGAACATGGCGTTCGGAGCGGGCGGGACGCCGTTGCCGGCTCAAGCCGCACAGTCGACGTGGGTGACACCCTCGGCGCGCGACTGGAAGGACGGGCCGGGCATGGCGACGACCGGGGTGAACCCGGACGGGTCGATCCGCAACAGGGTCGATCAGCTTCCCCGACAGGTGGCCGCAACGGAACCCACTGGTCCGACCACGTCTGGCTCACCGGAGCGGACGGGAAAGCGCGGCGCGCTGAACCCGGAGTTCGTCTGCTGGCTCATGGGATACCCGCCCGAGTGGGTAAATTGCGCGCCCTCGGCAATGCCATCGTCCCGCAAGTCGCGGCCGAAGTGATCGCGGCATTCATGGAGGCCGTGCCGTGACCGCGATGACGGCGCCACAAGACATTGCGCTGGATCTGCGGCTGCAGGCTGTGCAGGCCGAGCAGGCGCTGATCGGCACCGCGCTGCTGTCGCCGGAACTCATCGACCGGGCCCGGGCTGTCGTGGACGCGCAGGACATCTGCGAGCCGATCCATCGCGCGATCTGGGAGTGCATGATCGCGGCGCGCGACGAGAACAACGCGATCGACACGCGGCTAGTGACCCAGGCGATTGGGGACCGGGATCTCGGCGGCATCACGCTGCACGAATACGTCGCGAATCTCGTCGCCAATGCCGTCGTCCCGGGGCTGGTGACGACCTACGCCAAGGAGGTTCGCCGGCACGCGGATCTGCGGCGTTGCGTGGACGTGGCGCGAGACATCCTGGCGTCGATTGATCAGGAGGCGGTCGGCAAGCCCCATGCCGTCGCTGCCAAGGCCATTGAGGCCCTCGACGAGGTGGTGACCTCCGGCGGCGGGCAGATGGCGCGCACGGGGCTGGCAGAGGCCTCCGGCAGGGTCATCGACGAACTGGAGCGGGTGCGGGCCGGCGGGAAAGTCGACAGGGTCGCGTGGGGCATCCCATCGCTCGACCGCATGACGCAGGGGATGAAGCCCGGGCAGCTGATCGTCGCTGCTGGCAGGCCCGGCATGGGCAAGACGGCCTTCGGGCTGCAGATCGCCCTGAACGTCGCCAGGCGCGGCCGGGCGGTCCATTTCGTGTCGCTCGAGATGGTCGACCAGGAACTCGCCCAGCGTGCGCTGTCGGCCCTTGTCTTCGGCGAGCGCGGGGACGTGATCACCTACCGCGACATCGCGGATGCACGCGGGATGGCTGAGGCCTCCGTCGAGCGGCTTCGTCGCGCGCGCTCGCGCATGGATGCGATGCCTTTCGAGATCGAGCAGCAGGCCGGGCTGACGCTGTCGCAGATCGCAGCGAGGGCGCGCAGGGTGGCGGTTTCCGCAGAGCGCAAGGGGCAACCCCTCGGGCTGGTCGTCATCGACCACATGGGCCTTGTGCGGCCCTCCAGCCGCTATGCAGGAAACAGGGTGCAGGAGGTCTCCGAACTCTCCGGCGGGCTCAAGGTGCTTGCCAAGGAGCTTGGCGTTCCCGTGCTGGCGCTGTCGCAGTTGAACCGAGGCGTCGAGGGCCGTGACGACAAGCGGCCAACCCTGGGCGATCTGCGCGACTCGGGATCGATCGAGCAGGACGCCGACATCGTGCTGGGCCTGTTCCGGGAGGCCTACTACCTCGAGCGCAAGCGCGACCGCACGGAGGTCGAGGAGGAGCGCCTTTTGAACGCGCAGCAGCGCCTCGACGTGGAGAGCTTGAAGCTGCGGCAGGGCAAGACCGGGACGGTGCGGCTGTTCTGCGCGATCGGTTCCAACGTGGTTGCGGAGGCTGCGGAATGAACCTCGCCTCCATCATCGACAAGCTGCAGGAAAAGGGGCTGTCATCCGACGACATCCTCGACGTGCTGAAGACCGTCAGCGATGCCATGCCGGCGGATCGTCCTGTCGATGCTGCTGCGGAGCGTCGTCGCGCTGCGGATCGTGAGCGCAAGAAACTGGGAAAAATACTTCGTTCTGTGGAAATTCCGCGGAATTCTGCGGAACCTCCTTCTCTCCCTGCACCCTCTCTTCCTCCCAAAGAAAACCCCCCTAAAGGGGGTCAAAAGAAAGGGTCCAGGCTTCCGGAGGATTGGTCTCTCTCGGATGCCAATCTGGCCGTGGCAAAGCGCGAAGGCCTGTCAGAGGGCGAGGCTAGCCGAGAGGCACAGCGGTTCCGCGACTGGTGGGTGTCCAAGCCCGGCAAGGACGGCCTGAAGCTGAACTGGGATGCGACCTGGCGAACGTGGTGCAGCCGCGCTGCGGAGCGCTTGGGCCGCGAGCCGACCATGTTCCCCGGCACCGATCCGCCCAAGCCAACGCCGCCGCCCACTGCCTCGCCGGACGAGCAGGCGAAGCGGGTCAGGATGGCGCTCGAGGGCGGCAATTGGTCGACGAGATTGTGGGGGCCGTGTCCGGCCGAAATCAGCGAGAGGGTGAGGGTGTTATGAGGGCGATTGCGAGGTTCAGACAGTACGCCGACCTGATGCTGGCAATCGATGCCAGGCGCCGCGAGTTGGGCATGACGATGCTGGAGCTCGACGCGCGATCGGGGCTCCCGCTGGGGTACTCCGGGAAGCTGTTCACCGACCCGACCAAGGCGAACGCAAAGACGCTTGGCCGCATGTCGCTTGGGCTCATTCTGCAGGCCCTCGATGTCGAGATGGTTCTGGTGAGGAGCGCCGCTCCACAAGGCACAAAAACTGAACTGGATCAGATCGATAACACCTCGTCGGTCAGTGACAGAATGCGAAAGTTGGGCTCTGCCGGTGGAAAGCGGTGGGTCGAGTCGAGAACCCGCGAACAGGTGATTCGTTCCATCACCAAGGCTCGCCGGGCACGGTGGGACAAGCACAAGGCCGAGAAGCGCCAGGAGCGGCTGCGGGCTGTTCGCCGGGCAGAGCGCGAACGCAAGGCGCAGGAGGCGGCACATGCTGAGGCGTGACCCTGCCGCGGCGTTCTGGCTGTCGCTGATGGTGGCAAGCGCGGTGGGGGTCGGGCTCGCCCTCGTCCTATTCGCCTCGAGCCTAGCGCGCGCACATGACTGGTATCCGCTGGAGTGCTGCAGCGAGAAGGATTGCGAGCCCATGGAGGCGCTGACGATGCGCCGCGATGGTGACGCTGAGGTGTGGATCCTCCCGGATGGTGAGCGGGTGCCGTTCGCGGTTGCCCGGCCCAGCCATGACGGGCGGTTCCATTGGTGCCGGTATGTCTACGAGGGTGGGCAGCGATCGGGCGTCATCAAGCCTTTTGGGCGCCCTGTGTGCCTGTTCGTTCCGGAGGCTGACGGCTGATCTCGCCGGCCGCTAGATCGGGATCCGCAACGGGGACTCGGGGTCCAGGTTCCAGATCGCTTTCCATACCAAAGCGCGCGCCAGGGTTTCAGCCTCGGCGCGCGCGGTCGTTTTTGGGGCTGGGCAGGGCCCGGATGGTGGATGCCAGACGGGGAAATGACCCTAGGTCTGGACGAGGGTCATTCCGGCATCCGGAGGCCCGTGGCGGGCGTTCTGTGGTCGCGTGGTCCTAGACCGCATCGCGCTTGCCGGGCCCGTCATCGGTCGCCGCATAGCGTGCGATGGCGCGGTCGACTTTTGCTGGCGTGGCACCTGTCGCGACCATGTAGCGGACCAGCTTGGCAACGGCAGCTGGCGCGCCTTCACCCTCGGGATGCGTCCATCGCCGCGCGGTCCGTTCCTCGATGCCGCACCATTGTCCGAAGGCGCGGATCGTCATCTGCCAATGGGCCAGGATGGCCCGGAGCTCGTCAGGTGGCATGGTTCAACCCCATTGGGCTATGCGCCCGCATGTGAAGGGATGTGAGGATAGAGGAAAGCCCGGGACCGTCAATGCGGGCCCGGGCTGCGGTGGTTCAGAGAGCGGCCTTGAACTTGTGCCGTTCGTACAGGCCCCCGTTGTCGATTGTCATTGATGGGCCAATGGCAAACGCCGCGATTTGTGCGCCGCTCGGAAAGATAGAGGCAAGCGGGCCCCTGTATGGTGAGAGCGAAACGATCGTGTCACGTCTGGGCTGCCACCATACTTCGATCGTGTCGCCTATCCGGAGATCAGATCCCAGCACGTATTCGGGCTTATCGCGCATCGTCATCACTCCGCAGCTTCGACAGTTTCGCGCTAATCTCCGCCAACGTGCGGCCGGTCAATGCGCCGCTACCGTCCCGGTGGATAGCCTGCCATCCGTAATCAGCCTTCCGGATGCGCCACACACCGCGCGCATAACCGACATATTCGCCGCGGCGAAAACCGGACTTGTCGATATTGGGGAATGAACGGTTCATGATCGTTCTCCCCTCAGCGCTTGAACGACGCGTTAAGCCACTTCCCAAGCGGCCAAGTCTGGCCATTGGTGAAGCACTCATTGCGGGTGCCAATGTGGCCCGGCTCACCGTGAAACAGGGTGGCTGCATACCACTCGGAGTCGGTGCGGAACTGCGGTGCGTAGTAGCACCCATTCGAGTGCTGGCGGAGAGCCCAAGCCGGGACATGCTCCATCGTGTAGCGATGCACGAATTGTGCTTTTGCTTGCTCGAATGTGGGACGTTTGGACATCATCTTGTCTCCCGGGCTTGGCCCTTGGACAGGCGCCCCATCGGCGCCGACGAACAACCGTATAGCACCGGACATTTTGTCATGCAAGCGGGAATGTGCGGGGGGTGTCAGATTGTCAGGGTAGCCCTGACATTTTGTCCAAAGCCTTAGTGATCGCTTGACCACTAACCCGTATCGAACGGGGCGAATCACCAAAAGCTGTCAAGTGTGGCCGAGTTGCGACTCGTTCGCGGGTAGCGGCGTAAGCCATTGCAAACGCTTGATCTTCCAGCCTCGCGTAGGCGGTCCCAGCACGGTGCGTTGAGCTCGTTTCAAAAAAAACAGAGCCTCTTAAGACCCCTCGCGCGGAACCACCACATGGGACGGTTAAAGCCAACGCCCCCGACACGGGCAGAGCGCAAAGCGGCACGGGTCGACCAAGGCGAACCGGTAGACCAGCCGAAGGTGTTCGACCTCATCCAGGCATGGGTGCACGACCGCATGCCCTTCCATGACGCATGCAAGGCTGCAGGCATCAGGGTGAACACCGCTCGAGCTCTCCTGCGCGATCCGAAGGTCAGGCAACGGTACCGGCATGAAATGGACGTGCTGCGCGAAAGCGAGCGAGTGCCGAGCATTCACCGACTGGCGCATCTGCGAGACCACGCCAAGTCGGAACGCATCCAGCTGGAAGCAGCGCGGGTGCTGGCAACCGATCCGGAGAGTGGATCCGCGGGCGCGAGCGTCAGCGTGAACGTCAACTTCACGCCAGGCTATGTGATCGACCTGTCCGGCGATGCGGAAACGGCCCGGATCGGTCGTGTTCCCGCGACCATCGACGAACAAGCCGTCGACATATCAAGCGACTAGCCCGGCGGTGCCGCAGATCAGCAATCTGGAGTGCATCGGAATCGGGCTCAGTACAGGGTTCAGCACGCGCCCGTACACGCACACGCGCGAGGGGGTGGGGGTGGGCAAGCCTGGGCGCGCTCGAGGGGACGAGGCCCGGGGCCGAAAACCAACGCCGCCTCGCCTGGGGTCCTACCGCCCCCTCGCAATTGCCCTGTCGAATTTCTGGGGGTCCCAGAATTTTTCCGGGTTCAGAATTTGAGGTCTGCTGTGCAGTTTGGGTTTTTCCCTGAAGAGGCTGATGCGCCGCTCCTTGACGAGGGGTTGGTGGACTACGGCCTTCAGGGGGCAGCGGCTCAGCATCTTGTTGCGGCTGATCTTGCGTTGCGTGGTCATGCGGCGACGATCGCGGCTGAGGGGTTAGCGTATGACCTGATTGCCGAGATCGGCGGATTGCGGCGGATACAGGTGAAGTCGAAGCGGCAGATTGGATCGTCTGGTCGTGGCGATGGAACGCCTGGGTATCTGTGGTCGAGCCGCGATGGAGGTCTTGTTGCCCGGTATTCTGGGCGAGCAGACGCTTTCGCTTTTGTTGCATTGGACCGGCGGTTGATCCTTTGGGTTCCGGTTGATGGCATGCCGACGAAGAACCATTTGTGGGTGCCTTCGTCGCAGATGACTGAGGACCGTTGTCAGATGTCGTGGGCTTCCCTGATGCGCGGATGGGGGCTCGACTGATGGCTGATGTTGGGGACGATGCGCGGTTGTTTCCTGGTGGGCATTGGTGGTTGGACGAGCGGTTCCGGTTTTTCACGGATGAGCGGTTGATGGAGTTGGCGAAGGCTGTGAGGGACGAGGTTTTGGCGCGGCGGGTTCATTTGCTGCGGGAGGGTTGTGATGGGTGTGGCGGCGAAGACGACGGAGCGTGATGAGGGGACGGTGATTCAGCGTGATGCTGAGGGTCGTCCGATTTACCGGCCTGATGGCGCGACGTTGCGTGGGTTCATGAAGAGTTCGGCGCGGGTTCGGGTGATCCGTGGGCCTATTCGATCGGGCACGTCGTCGATGTGCTGCATGGAGATTTTTCGGCGGGCGTGTGAGCAGCAGCCTGGGCCAGACGGGATCCGGAGGACGCGGTGGGGGGTGGTGCGGAACACCTACCCGGACCTGCAGCAGACGACGGTGAAGACGTGGCTGCAGTGGTTCCCGGAGCGGGATTTTGGGCGGTTTGTGTGGGGGAAGCCTCTGACGCATACGCTGCGGAAGGGGGATGTGGTCGCGGAGGTGTTTTTCCTGGCGCTGGATGACCCGACCGATGTGTCGAAGCTGAAGTCGCTGGAGGTGACGGGGTGGTGGTTCAACGAGATGGAGTTCACCCCGAAGGAGCTCTTTGACGAGGCTGAGTCGCGGGCGGGGTATTACCCGCCGGTCAAGGATGGCGGGGCGACGTGGTCGGGGACGTTGGGGGATCTGAACGCGCCGTCGTCGGACCATTGGTTGCCGCTGATGACGGGGGAGGTTCCGTTCCCGGAGGGCATGAAGGAGGAGGACCGGTGGCAATATAGGTGGCCGGAGGGGTGGGAGTATTTCGTGCAGCCGCCGGGGCTGATCGAGGAGAAGGGCCCGGACGGTCGGACGGTTGTGGGCTATGCGATCAACCCGGCTGCGGAGAACCTGCGGTGGATTCCGAAGATCGACGGGAGGCCGCTGTATCTTGAGACGATCAAGGGCAAGACGAAGCGGTGGATCGACTCGCGGATCATGAACCGGATCATCCCGCCTGTGCTGGGCGAGCCGGTGTGGAAGGAGTTCATCGAGGAGACGCATGTCGCGAAGGTTGCGCTGGAGCCCAACCCGTCCTGGCCGCTGTATGTGGGGCTGGATTTCGGGCGCCGCCCGGCGGCGGTGATGGGGCAGCTGATCAACGACCGGTGGGTGGTGCTGTCGGAAGTGACGGGGCATGACATTGGCGCGTCGGTGTTCGCGCCGATCGTGAAGCGGCATCTCAAGCGGCATTTCCCCGACCATCTGCGGCGGTTTGGTGGGGGGCGTGAGCGGGACGCGATCCTGTTCTATGGCGACCCGAAGGGGCAGGACAAGACGCAGTCGGACGAGATGACGGCGTATCAGATCTGGGCTGACAACGGGATGCGGGTGACGCCTGCCCCGGTGCCGACGAACCACATCCAGACGCGGCTTGAGGCGGTGGCGTTCGTGCTGAACGGGATGCGGGACGGTGTGCCGCGGTTCCTGCTTTCGCCGACGTGCCGGGTGCTGCGGGCAGCGATGGGGGGCGGGTATCACTTCTCGGACAACAGCGTGAAGATCGGCGAGCCCAAGCCTGAGAAGAACCGGTATTCGGATATTGCGGATGCGCTGCAGTACATGCTGCTGGGGGCGGGCGAGGGCAAGGTTCTGGTGGGCAAGGACCGGCCTGGCACGCGGGTGCAGCCGATCGTGCATGCGACCCGGCGGGGGTCGGTGAGGCGGCTGGTGTGAGCGCCAGGTTTGACTTCTCGGCGTTCGACGCCCCGGTCGAGTGGCTGGTGTGCTTCCATGTTCGGGCGGTGACGTGGTGGGTGAAGGCGATCCCCGGGCGTTACAAGCATGTGTCGGCGATCGGCATGTGCGCGCGCTCGCGCGTATGGGTGGGGTTCGACCCTGCGCTGGACCGGACGCGGATCTGGGTGGTGCCTGACGGAGCGGATGTGAACCCGCTGCTGGGCCAGTGGGTGGATGACGCGAAGGTCGTGGCGATGCCTCCGGGGCCAGGGGGCGGGGTTGTGCCGGGGTTGTGGTGCGTGCCGATGGTGGCGCGGTTGATCGGGCTGCGGTCTGGTGCGTTGAGACCGGACGCCCTTCTGCGAGACTGCCTGCGAAACGGCGGCAAGGTGCTTGCGGAAGAGATCGACGATGGCGATGAAAATGCCGAAGTCTCCCCAGATCCAGCAGGATCCGCAGCTGGCCGTGCAACAGCAGCAGGCCCAGCAGCAGAAGATGGACGAGATCCAGAAGCAGGTGGGCGCTGACACGGACCAGCTGGTGAGGCTGTTCGGCGCGCGCAATGCGTTCTCGGGCGGCTCGATGCAGGCGCCGATCCTTGGCTACTGACGGTTCCACCGGGGAGATCCCGGACCAGATCCACAAGGAAGCCAAGCAGCGCCTGGACGATGCATGCGACCAGAAGCGCAAGTTCGATGCCGACATTCGCGAGGCGTACTATTTCACGGCTCCGCACCGCGCGCAGGTGGTGTCGTCGAGCGTCAAGGCTCCCTCGTCCAAGCCCCAGTTCGCGGGTGAACTGCAGACCTCGATTGCATTCGAGGAGAGCGAGAATTTCGCGACGACGCTGATCAACTCGTTCATGCCGCAGGGCATGCCCTGGATCGACCTGAAGGCCTCGGTGCGGGTGCCGGAGGATTTCATGCAGGAGGTCACGGAACGTGCGAAGGAGCACGTCGAGAAGACCTTCGGGGTGATGAACGAGTCGAACTTCTATGCGGAGCTTGGTGTTGCGCTGAACCCGGATGCTGCGGTCGGCACGTTTGCGGTGTGGATCGACGAGGACCGCATGCCGCATGAACCCGTGCGGGTGAACGCGGTGCCGCTGCGCGAGCTCGAGATCAATGTCGGCCCGAACGGCGACATCGACGATCGGTTCATGGTGCGCCACACGAAGAACCGGTTTGTGGAGCCGCTGCTGGGCCGCAAGGCCGACAAGCTGCCAGAGGCGATCAGGACGGAAATCCGCGAGAAGCCCAACGCGCAGACGATCGTGCGGTGGGGGTTCTGGCGGGACTGGTCGCGCTACGACGACGTGGTGTGGTGCCATGTGATCATGGTGCGCGACACGGTCGTGCATCATGAGATGCTGACGGGCGATGGATCGTGTCCGCTGATCACGCCGACGTTCAACCGCTACCCCGAATGGCCCTACGGCATCGGCCCGGCCATCAAGGCGCTGCCGGAGTTCCGGCATGTGGACGACATGGCGGCGGGTGAGACGGAGAACGTGGATCTCAGCCTGCGCCCGCCGATGACGTTCCCCGACGATTCGATTGCCCAGATCGAGGGTGGCGTGGAGCCTGGCGGCTGGTACCCGATCCGCCCTGGCACCGAGGGCGCGGTTCGCAAGATGTACGAGCCGAACCGGCTGGACGCGGCCTATTTCGACCAGACGCAGCGCGAACGCCGCATTCGGAAGATGTTCTACAACGACTTTCCGGAGCAAAGAGGGGACACCCCGCCGACCGCTACCCAGTGGATCGACGAGATGGCAATGGCCCAGCGCAAGATCGGGACGCCAGGGCTGAAGTTCTGGAATGAAGGTCCGCGCGAGATCTTCAAGCGGTTCTATTTCCTGGCCCGCAAGCGCGGCCTGATCGAGCCGATCGAGATCCCGGGCCTTGCGGCGCCGATCTCGCTGCAGCCCTACAATCCCACCCAGCGGGCGCAGAACCAGCAGAAGCTCGCGACCGCGGCGCGCGTCGGGCAGTTGGCGGCTTCGTTCTTCCCCGAGGAGTTCAAGGTCGCGTTCGACGGGGGCAAGACCATCGACAGGATGATCGAACTGGCCGACGTGCAGGACGTATTCGTGAAGCGCGACCCGAAGGCGATCGGCCAGGCGGTCGACCAGCTGTCGCAACTGAGTGGTGCAGGGCAGGCGCGGTTTCCGTCGATCCAGCCCGGCGCCATCGGAGGCCCTGCCCCGCAATGATCGCGTTCATGGAAGACGATGTGCGCGAGGCCTGGGCCCGCATAGGGCATTCCCGCGACGGCCAGCATGTGCGTGCGGTGTTCGCCGCAATGCTGATGAGAGGCATTCCAACGGGCCTTCAGGACGGTGCGTTGCGAGAAGAGGTCGGTCGCATGAGGCTGGCATCCGAAATCGTCACTCTGTTGGACGGATTGGATGGAAACCGCGGTCGAGCCACAGACAGCCCCGACGTTGCAGTCGTCAGACCCCAGCCAGAGCCCCCAGGCTCCCGGGGCTCCCGCCGCCGCGTCCCCGACATCTCCGAGTTCGACCAGCCCGGTCGGTGATCGCCCCGACTGGCTTCCCGAGAGCTACTGGGATGCCGAGAAGGGCCTGAAGGCCGACGACTGGAAGGCGCATCTGGCAACGCTGCAGACCGAGGCCGAACAGGCCAAGGCCCGCATGGCCGGTGTCCCGGAGAAGGCCGACGCCTACGAGTTGAAGCTGCCCGAGGGCGAGAAGATGCCCGATGGGTTCCAGCTGAACCCTGACGATCCGCGCGTGGCAATGGCCCGCGAGTTCGCGCATGCCAACAAGCTGACGCAGGCCGAGTTCCAGGGCCTTGTCGCTCTCGACACGAAGATCAAGCAGGCCGAGACCGACTGGGTCCGGCAGCAGAGCGCCGAGGCGTTCAAGCGGCTTGGCCCGAACGGGCAGGCCCGCGTCGAGGCGGTGAAGGCTTCCATTGAGGCGCGCGTGGGCAAGGAGCTCGCGCCGCACCTGGTCGCGATGCTGGTGACCGACAACCAGGTCGTGGCTTTCGAGCAGGCCTTCGGGTCAACGACGCAGTTCAACGCTGGTGGCCGTGCCGGCGAGTCGGCCCAGAAGGGGGCGATCCCCGGGTTCGACAAGATGGGGTTCCGCCAGCGGATGGCGGCTCTCGATGCGGCAAAGCAAGCGGCCGTTCGGTAACATTCCAGGAGACCTGACACATGCCCACTATCAACCCGGCCGTCACTACCCCGATTACCCTCCTCGAATACGCGCAGACGTTCCAGGAGGCCGATGCCACGCGCATCTTCGTCGAGAACATGGTCAAGACTTCTGACCTGATGGCGGCGATCCCGTTCCTGCCGGCCAATGCCGGCGGCAAGCGTGCCTTCATGGACATCGGTTCGGTGCCGACCGTGGGCTTCCGTGCCTTCAATGCCGCGGGCAACCAGGCGGCCGGCACGTTCAACCTTCGCGAAGAGGACACCTTCCCGATCGACGAGTACATCTTCACCGACCGTGCGCTGATGGCGCGCCTCGGGACGGAGCACAAGTACCGTCAGCAGGAACTGAAGACCATCGCGCTGGGCCAGTATTTCAGCCAGATCCTGGTCAAGGGCGACAACTCGATCTCCGGCGCCCGCCAGCCCAACGGCTTGCAGGTCCGCTGCACCAACTACCAGTCGGCTTCGCTGACGACGGGCAACCTGATCCCCAACAGCACGTCTTCGGGCGGCGCGGCTCTCTCGCTCGCCAACCTCGACCAGCTGATGTGGTCGGTAAACAAGCCGACCCACTGGCTGTTCCCGCGTTCGCTCATGCCTTACGTCGAGATCGCGGCCCGGTCGAACACGCTGACCAACCAGGCCTTCAACATCCAGGACGGCGTGAAGACCGACTTCGGCCGGCGCGTCATGTCCTACAAGGGCCTGCCGATCCTGTTCGGCTACGAGCCCGACGACACGCCCGACCTGTTGCCCTTCACCGAAGTCGCTTATGGCGGCGGCAGTGCGGTCACCTCGTCGATCTACTGCATGTCGCTGCGCGACGGCGGTCTGTATGCGATCGAGCAGACGCCGCTGTCGGTCATCGACGAGGGCAACGTGCCCGGCGCTCCGTTCGACTCGACCCGCATCTCCTGGGACTGGGGCATCGCCCGCGAACATCCGCGCGCGATTGCCCGCCTGTCCTCCGTCACCCTCGCGACGATCGTCGCCTGATGCAACCAGGGGGTCGGCCTGACCGACCCCCTCCATGAGACACAGATCGGAGCGGCACCATGCCCCTTAGCAATGCGACCCTGCCCTTCAACCTCCCGGAGCGCGCGCTCCCGTACGACGGCAACCTCGTGTTCGCCCAGAGCCAGACGCTCACGGCGACCGGCTATTTCACGCAGACCGCGACCCAGATCGACGTGGGCATCGGCCGCTTCGACGGCTACCTCGTCCTCGACATCTCGGCGATCGACTTCTCGTCCACCGACGAGACGTACCGCATCTTCCTGATGGGCTCGAACGACTCCGGGTGGACCAGCGGAAACATCGAGATCCTGGCAGTTCGTGACTTCGCTGCGGTCACGGCGGGGCGCCTCGTCGCCACGATCGTTCCGGCGTCCTACGCCCTTCCGGTCACCGGCAGCGGTCGCGCGGCAACCAAGTTCGTCATCCCGGTGACCAACTTCATGGGCGCGTTCACGTTCCGCTACCTCCAGGTCTACCTGGTGGCCGCCGGCACCACGCCGTCAATCACGGCGTCGGTCTGGCTCGCCCCGAACCTGCAGTTCGCCTGACGCCTTCGGGCGTCGGGTTCTCTCCTGAGACAAGGGACCAGTCATGGCCGACAACGACATGTTCACGACCGCGTACCACATCGAGCAGGGGCCGATGTTCATGTACCGCACCGACGCCATTGTTGCGTGCGGTCAGTTCCCGAACGAGTGGGCTCTCACTGCCTGGTCTGATGAAGCCATCAAGGCCTACGCCGCGCAGAAGGCAGGCCCGGATCCGGTCGTCGTGGATCCCGTTCCTGCACCTGTCGGGAAGGCTTCGAAGGGCGGCTGACGCCGCCCTCATTCTGACCCAGGAGGCGCACAGCCATGCCGGCACTCACAGGCCAAAAGGGTGTCGACGCGATGCGCGCCGTCGACATCAGCGGAACGGGTGCCGGCCCGTGGGTGATGGGCGCCGACAACGAACCCGAAAGGGCCACGTTCGGCGCTTTTTTGTATGGGCTTGCCCCGGCCTCCGCGACGATCACCGACCTGTTCCTGATGCAGGGTGCGGCCGGCAAGGTCATCCGCGTCAAGTCGATCATCTTGTCCGGATCGGCCTCGAGCGCGGTGAACGTTCCGGTCATTCTCTACAAGCGCACCGCAAACCAGACGGGCGGCACGCCGACCGCAGTGACACGGACACCGAAGGACAGCACGGACGGCGCGGCCAACATGGTCCTCAGTCATTTTGGCACGGGCACAGTGCCCACGCCTGGCGCCGGGACGATGGTCGACGGTGGCCGTCTGAACCTTGCGCCTGCGGCCAACGGATCGATCGACCGGCTTGTTTTTCAGTATTCGTGGCAGAACGACAAGGCCGTGGTGCTCCGCGGGGCCAGCGAATGGCTCGCCGTCAATTTCAACGGGGTCTCGACGCCAGGCGGCGTGGGCATCGATTTCTCCTGCACATGGACGGAGGAGTGAACCATGAGCCTCCATGTTGAATGCGGCCAGGCCGGGCTTGGATCTCAGACCGGGACCGACATGCCGACCGAGATCGCCAATTCGCTGGCGTGGTCTGAGACGGTTGCGGTCGCAGGGACAACGTCCAATTCCGTTCCTGTTTCCAACGGAAGCACCTACATCCTGGCGCTGACTGCCGAAGTCGACATGTGGGTTGCGATTGCAGCGTCTCCGAACGCTGCTGCGAACCCGCGTCGCCGGCTCAAGGCTGGACTGACGCGCTGGTTCTCCGCGAGCGCAGGACTCAAGGTTGCCTGGTCCCTGACATGACGCGCGGGATGGGCCTGTTCGCGGGGTTCAGGCGGTCGGGCCGTTCTGGGTCTGCGACCTTTAATTTCAATGCTGTCGCAAACGCATACGGGGTCAATTCCTCCACATATTCAGGAATCCCCGCGCTGGTTGCGGCCCTCGGCGGCACTTACACGCGCGCCACGTCTGCAACGTACTTTGACAGCGCGGGGACGCTACAGACCGCCGCAGCCGGCGTGCCGCGCATCGGGACCGTGCCCGGCCTGACAACGCGGCTAGGGTATCTGGCAGAGGAAGCGCGGACAAATTTAGCGTTGCGGTCACAAGCATTTGCAACTGCTCCCTGGGGTTCGGGCGGAACAGTTACGGTTACAACGGGCGCGACAACTGCACCGGACGGGACGGCTACTGCAGATCTTTTGACCGCCTTGGCCGCAGATAGCAATTGCACGCAGCCGAATATAACGGCGACCGCTGCGACTGCGTACACTTTTTCAGTGTATATGCGAGCAGCAAGCCCGCAAACGGTTAGTTTATTCATCATTGACGGTGGCGGCGGCAGTGGCAACACGAATGTATCGTGTAGCGTAACCACGTCTTGGCAGCGGTTCACAGTCACGCGAACAACTTCTGCGTTAACAACGCTGATTTCGGCACAGATTGGTGGCGCGAGCACATTTTCAACCGGCGAAGCAGTGTTCGCGTGGGGCGCTCAAGTTGAACAAGGTTCATTCGCAACCTCATACGTCGCCACGACGACCGCCGCAGTACCCCGCAACGCGGACGTTCTGAGCCTGCCCACGACGGGATGGTATTCGGCAAGTGCGGGGTCTTGGTATGCGGAATTTTTGAGTTTTGACGGAACTTCGGCTGGCCAGCGGCCTTTTTCAGCGTCAAACGGGACCACTGCTAACCTTAATGAATTAATTTTTAACGGAACAACCACGTCAACAGTTGCCCAGCTTGTTTCGGGGGTTACTAGAACATCTGGCGGAATAGGCGGTCAAACACCAGTAAACGCAATAAACAAGTTTGCACATGGCGCTGATGCTTCTGGCGTAACGTCAGCGGCAAATGGAAATGCGTTTTCCGCACTCGTAAGTGCCGACACTATGCCGACAATCACGACCCTACACATTGGCAACAGATTTGACGGTGTTCGGCCAATGAACGGCCTCGTTCACCGCATTTTCTACCTCCCCACGCGCCAAGCGGACGCGGTTATTCAAGGGTGGACGGTATGACGCGCCTGCTGAAAAACCCGGTTCTCAATATCGAATAGCGCACCACTTCCGCATCCGCGGCGGTGCGTTGCGCTTGAGGCCCCCGGGCCGGAAGGTCACGGAATCCCTTCCGCGCCCGGGGGCCAAGAATGTCCTATGACAAGCTCAGCATCTGCAATTCGGCACTGATCCGCACCGGCAATTCGCCGGTCGCCTATGAGGGCGATGGGTCGGACGAATGGATGTCGGCGTCCGACGCCTATGACACGATGCTGCCCGTCATGCTGCAGCACCATGACTGGGGGTTCGCGTCGACGATCGCGACATTGAACCGGTCTGGCGCCAGCACGCATCCGGACTACACGGACGCCTACTACAAGCCAAATGGCTGTTTCCACGTCCAGATTGTGTGGCTGAACGACACGCCATGCCCCTACCGGATCATGGACAATCAGGTGCTGGTCAATGCCAACAATGGAGTGGTGACCGCAAAATACATCCGCACGCCTGGTGCGGACCAGTGGCCTGACACGTTCGTTGAGACGCTGCGGCTGTTCGTGATGGCGGCGCTCTACCGCGGCCTAAACGAGGACAATGGCGAGGCTGACAAGCTCTATGACCGCGCCATGAAGCACATGGCCCTTGCCTCGTCGCGCATGAGCCAGGAGGACAGCCCGCGCTACCGCGTGAACAGCCGTCTGCTCGCGGCCCGCAAGATCCGGCGTCTGGGCTGGACGAGGTAATCCATGGGCCTGCGATCCCAGCTTCTGCGGCAGCGTGATTTCTCGGGCGGTGAGGTCGACCCCGACGCCAAGCGTCGTGACGATCAGGAGATCGTGCGCGCAGCTGCGCGGCAGATGTCGAACTGGAGGATTGAGGGCCCCGGCAACATCCGCGAGCGCCCCGGGCGCAGCGCGCTGTTCCAGCAGGAGGGCCGCACCGAGACCGTCCTGATGCCCGGCGAGACAACCTACCGAATCTCGTTTGGCTATTCGGGCGGGACTGGCACGATTGTGGTTCGGGATTCATCCGGCACCACGCTTGCAACGAACACCGGCTACGCCTGGACGTTGGCGACCGTGCAGCAGATCTCGATCGCGGTCATCAATCGCGACATCATCTGCTGCTTCCCGGCGCAGAAGCCAAAGCTGGTTCGCCTGTCGTCGACCGGGACGTGGTCGTTTGCCGACTTCGCATTCAAATCTGGTTCTCGCAGCCAGCCTCGAGCGCCGTACTACCGTTTCAGCGAAACCGCCGGCATCACCATGCTGCCTTCGAACCGCGTCGGCGCGGTGACGTTGACGTTCTCTGCCGCCTACCTTACGCCAAGCCACGTCGGCATCTATGTGCGCTACAAGAACTATGCGATCCAGATCACGGGGTACACGTCATCAACCCTCTGCAATGCCCAGATCATTGAGGATCTGCCGCTCACGCAGCGCCTGACATTCACCAGCGCATCAGGGTTCTACGTTGGGGACGTGGTCGCCGGGTCATCGTCTGGGTCATACGGCGAGGTCATTGCGACGGCGGCAACGACGATCGACGTGGTGCTGAACTCGACGACCTATGCGTTCACCACGTCGGACACCTGTGTCGGCCCCTATGCCAAGGCCGGCGTTACCGCGGTCGCGACGATCACAACTGGCGCCACTGTCCAATGGGATGAGCAGGCCATCAGCGATCTGCGGGGCTGGCCTCGAGCCTGCCTGAACGACCGCTCGCGACTGGCATTTTGCGATATCCCCGCCGCCCCAGAGGCGATCCTGTGGTCGGGGATCTCGGCCTACGACGATTTTTATGTCGGATCTGACGCTTCCGCGCCCATGTTCGAACTGGTACCGGGCCGTCGCCGGGTACTCTACATGACCGGTGGCGCCGACCAGTTCGTGTTCACGTCTGGCGGCGTCTACTACATCCCGATTTCGGAATCGAACCCGCTCAAGCCCGGGTCCGTCGCGTTCCGTCGCATCACGCCTGATGGTGTCGGCGCGGTGCAGCCTGTCTCGACCGGGGACGGCATCGTTTTTCTAAATTCTGCCTTGTCGAAAGTCATGGCGATCATTCAGGTCGGCGCAACGAACAAGCCGTATCAGATCCAGAGCCTGACGGATTACCACAAGCACCTGATCACGACGCCGATCGGCATGTCCTATGCGTCGGGCGATGGTCAGTTCCCCGAGCAATACATCTACATCGTCAACAGTAATGGGACATTGGCGGTTGGGCGCGTCTCCGCTGACAAGAAGTGGATCGGCTGGCTTCCGTGGTCGGGGTCAGGGCTGGTGAAATGGGTGTCATCGTCTGGCACCGAAACCCTGATCACCGAG